TATTGTAGGAATTACTCGTGGCGGCAATATTCCTGCTACTATCATTAGTAACATGCTTAACGTTCGCTGCGAAGCACTTAAAGTTAGTTTGCGCGATAGTGAATGCGGACCTGAGAGTAATCTTTGGATGAGCGAGGAAGCGTTTGGATATAATAATGCTGAAGAAACTGGCATTACTGGTGCAAGATGGGACCTGTCACTGCGTAAGAATATTCTTATTGTAGATGATATCAACAATAGCGGTGCTACATTCAATTGGATTAAAGAAGATTGGCAGAGCAGTTGTTTGCCCGATGAAGAAACTTGGAATACAGTTTGGCATAAGAATGTTCGCTTTGCTACACTTACAGATAATCTAGCAAGTGGGTTTAACGGCACCGTAGATTATACTTGTCACGAAATTAACAAAGCAGAAGATGACGTTTGGTTAGTTTATCCTTGGGAAACTGTTAATGAATACTAAACCTTGGACTGAAGTATTAGTAGATACAAAAGACTTTACAGTATATAAGGACGACTTTCCGGTAACAGAAGGTCACGTTCTTTTTGTTCCTAAAGTAGAAGATTGGCAACATCTTGTAAAATGCTGGGAAGCAGCATACAAGTGGGGATACGATTGGACAGAACGTGGATATTGTGAAGCGTTTAACATAGGACAGAATGTAGGCGAAGCGGCAGGACAAACTGTAGAATATGCTCATGTACATTTGATTCCACGACGCAAAGAGGACATGGCGGATCCTCGAGGTGGCGTAAGGCACGTAATTCCTGAAAAAGGAAATTATAAGAAACTACTTGACAAAGCCTAAATAACAGTGTATACTTAATAGTATATAAGACATCCACGTCAATAACTCGGAGAAATAAATGACAGAAAAAAACTTATCTCAAGTGCTTCGTGAGAAGATGCACTCGGAAAATAAACGCTTTTGGGCAGGCGATAACATCAGCGAATATATTTCCAATGATACAAAAGACATCCTTATCAACGAAGCTGCACAAGCATTTGAAAGTGTACTTGACACACTGCTAATTGATCGTGAAAATGATCCTAACAGCAAAGGTACTGCAAAGCGCCTTGCTAAAATGTACTACAATGAGATTATGAGCGGACGTTATGATCCTATGCCTAGTGCAACGGCGTTCCCAAATGACAGCGAGGATAGATATGAAGGCATGTTGGTTGTTCGCAGTGAGTTGCGTAGCATGTGCAGTCATCATCACCAGCCCGTTAGTGGCATTGCTTATATTGGCATTATTGCTTCTCAAAAGTTAATTGGTCTTAGCAAATATACTCGTATTGCACAGTGGTGTGCTAGACGTGGTACATTACAAGAAGAACTGTGTAATGACATCGCACGTGAGATTAAAGCTGCTACAGGTACTAGTAACTTAGGAGTGTATATTCAAGCAACACACGGATGCTGTGAGAATCGCGGCATCATGGCAAATAGTAGTCTTACACAAACTACTGTACTTGAAGGTAGCTTTAAACACGATGCTGGTACAAAGAAAGAATTCTTTGACAATATTAAACTGCAACAGGAGTTTGCACGATGAAATTGAGATATAGCGAAGCCTTTTACAGTATACAAGGCGAAGGTGCATATGTAGGTGTACCTAGTGTATTCCTACGTACATATGGTTGCAACTTCCGTTGTCAAAACTTTGGACTTCCTCGTGGTACTCCTAAAGCTAAATATAATCCAGAAGTTAAAAAACTTATTGACTCCGGTGTGCATCTAACTGCAAAAGTATTTGAAGACTTGCCGCTGGTGTTTACTGGCTGCGACACTTACGCAAGTATCTATCCTGAGTTCAAACATCTTGTAATGGACAAGACTATCGACGAAGTTGTAGAACATATACTGTCGCTTACTCCAGAAGGTAAGTGGACTATGGATAATGGACAGGATGTCCATTTGATTCTCACTGGCGGTGAACCGCTACTTGCTTGGCAGCGTTTGTATATTGAGTTGTTTGAGCATCCTAGAATGAAGGACTTAAAGAATGTTACATTTGAAACAAACACTACACAATTTTTACACACGGAGTTTGCCGATTACCTTAAGAATCAGGCAAGATTTAAAACAACGTTTAGTTGTTCGCCCAAGCTCTCCGTATCTGGTGAATCTTGGACAGACGCTATTAAGCCTGCTGTTGCTGCCAATTACCGCTCTATACTTAATGCTGACATGTATTTTAAATTTGTTGTTGCTGACAGCGTTGACGTTGAAGAAGTTGATCGAGCTGTCGAGGCTTACAGAAAAATTGGGATCAATGTTCCAGTATATCTTATGCCGATGGGCGGTCGTACAGAAGGTTATAACCTTACCGTACAAGAAGTTGCAAAACTTGCTATGGCAAAAGGATACCGATTCACTCCGAGACTCCACATTAGCTTATTCGGAAATGCCTGGGGGACTTGATGACGATGCGCTTAACGCCCTTAGGCAGGGCGTACACAAAGATGAACAAATCGATAAACTAAGGAAACACATATGAAATGGCTCAATAAGCTACTAGGCAGAGAAGAAAAAGTACAACAAGAAATGCCTGTAGAATCTACTAATGAATATTTACGCAGAGCAATTCTTGCTAAAGAAAAAGAAGCTGCTACTGCTAAAGGCGAAGCATGGGTTGCTGTGTTAGATACACAAATTAATCCAAAGAATATTAAGAACGGTTTCTTTGAGCTTGATTGGAATAATCAGTTTATTGAAGAACTACTTGATGCTGGTTATAGCGGTGAGTCAAACGAACAGATTGTAGATGGATGGTTTCGAACTATTGCTATGCAAGTGTTAGGCGAAGAAGGTCTTAACACAGCGCGAGAAATGGGGTACATTAACGTAGTGCCTATTAATAAAAGCAAAAGCGAAGTATCATGATTGACATTCTATCAATCATATGCTATAATGATAACACTAAAGGCACATATATAATATGAGTACATACATTCTGGTAGACACAGCAAATACGTTCTTTAGAGCTCGTCACGTAGTACGCGGCGATATCGACACAAAGGTAGGCATGGCACTACACATTACGCTAAACAGTGTAAAGAAAGCATGGACTGACTTTAAAGCAGATCACGTTGTGTTCTGTTTAGAAGGTCGTAGCTGGCGTAAGGACTTTTATGCTCCTTACAAGCGTAACAGACAAGTTGCACGTGATAAACTTACTCCTACTGAATCTGCAGAAGATACAGCGTTTTGGGAAATCTTTGACGAGTTTAAAAACTTTGTTACAGAAAAGACTAACTGTACTGTTATGCAACACAAGCAACTAGAAGCAGATGATCTTATTGCAGGTTGGGTACAAATGCACCCGAATGACACTCATATTATTATTAGTACAGATGGCGACTTTGCACAACTTATTGCACCTAATGTACAGCAGTACAACGGTGTGAGTAATACAATTATTACACACAAAGGATACTTTGACGATAAGAAGCGTGAGCCTATTATTGACAAGAAGACCAAAGAAGTAAAACCTGCTCCTAATCCTAAGTGGCAAATTTTTGAAAAGTGTATGCGTGGCGACACTAGTGATAATGTGTTTAGTGCATATCCCGGTGTGCGTACAAAAGGCACTAAGAACAAAGTTGGCCTTACAGAAGCGTTTGAAGATAAAGTTACAAAAGGCTTTAACTGGAATAACATGATGCTACAGCGTTGGACTGATCATGAAGGTGTCGAACATCGTGTGCTAGATGATTATCAGCGTAATGTAGTACTGTGTGACTTAACTGCACAACCCGAACACATTAAAGAACTAATTACTACTACAATTAAAGAGCATGCTGTGCCTAAGACAGTAGATCAAGTAGGCATGCGTCTTATGAAATTCTGTGCTAAGTGGGATATGCAACGTATTGCAGATCAAGCTACTTATTATGCAGAGCCATTAAATGCGAGGTATCCGGTATGAATGCAAAAGAAATTATTAAAAATAAGTTTTGGATTGTTGAAGACAAAGGTGTTAAATTTGGCACTATTAGTTTAAATGAGGATCAGTATATTTTAAGTACTCCGACAGGTACTAAATTTTATCATACTGAAAACCAACTTACTAAAGCATTAGATCAAAAACTAAGTTGGACTGAGTTAGCAATAACTGAAATCAGTACAAAAGAAGTACACGGTTATGCAACTAACTCAACTCCTTTTAACCCTATGTTTGACGTAAAACGTAAACTTCCTTTGTTTACTAAAAGCGATAAGAGCAAGAGTTTGTACTGTGCAGGATACTATATTATTCAGTTTGAAAAAGGTTGGGTTAAGAGCTTTTGTCCTAAACTTATTACAGTAGAACGTTACACTACTAAAGGTCCATTCAAAAGTGAAATTGAGATGCGTCAGGAGTTAAGCTGTGTCAACCGTTGAACCTTTAAACACTAATCCTATTCAGCAGTTTATTAGTCAAGTTAAGGGCGCTGATGCATCTAACCAAAAAGAGCTGAAGATGAATATTGATCAAGCTCGACGCCTTGCATTTACTCTAGGCGAAGTTATGGCAAGATTAAACGGCGACCTTGAGCAGTTGCTTGCACGTAAGAATAGCGGTGCGGACGATGTGATTCAAATTAATATGGATGGCGGAAGCAAGTGGTAAATCTACTCTAAAAAGAGATAAATATATGCGTAGTTAACTAAAGGACAACGTATATGAGCAGACCCAAGCCTACCATATTAAAAGAACATGTAGATAAAAAGACTTATAAAACTGAACAAGTCTTACATTCTGATGCCATTTGGGCTGTGTTTTTCCAAAATCAGCCTTTTAATCTTAAAAGTGCAAATATGCTTACTAGCTATCCAGGACCTAAGTATAAAAAGACCAGCTTCTCAAATCCTGGGCATGCATTTAATCTAGCCAAAAAATTAAACAATTTGTTTAATAGTGACGAATTTTCTGTGGTTAAACTTACCACAGGCGAAACGATCTTCGAATGAACTGGAAAGAAACCTACACTAAAATATTCCTTAAGGCTGCTGACAAAAGTATCGGTGAGTCTGCTGTAAAGGAGTATTTTCCGGTGTGGTGGAAGAACACACGAGCAAAAGATACAGGCGGGCTGCGTCTTACTGATGAAGGCTTTCGCTTTATTACAGAAGATATAGAACTTACTACCTATGAAGTTCCGTATCCTAGAGATTTTGAGCTTACTACTAATGTAATAATTTGGATGGACAACTTTATCGACTGTCCGTATTACTTAGGTAGGCATGGCATTATTGTTACAAACGAGAAAAAAGCCATGGAATTACACCTGTTTAGCGGCGATATACGCAAGTATGGCCTAACAAAGGCCCTAAACAGACATAAAAAAGACGATTTAGACTCCAATAGTGGTTGACCTTTGCTGTTATCAGTGTTATTATATATACATAGTTAGACACAAGCACTTATAACCCTTTAAGGAACACAAAATGGAAATCTCCACACTTCGTACCGTTACTCCTAACAGCGCAAAGAAAAGCATTGTACGTGCTTTTAAGAAAAAGCGTCCGTTGTTCCTTTGGGGTCCTCCAGGTATTGGTAAATCAGATATTGTTCATCAGATTGGTGAACAAATGGAAGCCAAAGTTATTGATATTCGTTTGAGCCTTTGGGAACCTACAGACATCAAAGGTATTCCGTACTTTGATCCAAATCAGCACAAAATGGTTTGGGGTGCTCCTAGCGAGTTGCCAGATGCTGAAATGGCATCTAAATATAAATTCATTATTCTTTTCCTAGACGAAATGAACTCAGCGGCTCCTAGTGTACAAGCGGCAGCATATCAGTTGATTTTGAATCGCAAAGTTGGACAGTATACATTACCAGATAATGTTCTTATTATTGCCGCTGGTAACCGTGAAGCTGATAAGGGCGTTACGTACCGTATGCCTGCTCCGTTGGCTAACCGCTTTGTACACTTAGAACTTGCAGTATCATTTGATGACTGGTTCCAGTGGGCAGTTGATAACAAAGTACACCGCGATGTTGTAGGTTACTTGACATTTGCAAAGAAAGACTTGTACGACTTTGATCCTAAGAGCCCAAGTCGTTCGTTTGCTACTCCTCGTTCATGGATGTTTGTTAGTGAATTGCTTGAAGATGATGACGATGACACCACTACTACTGATTTAGTTAGTGGCGCAGTAGGCGAAGGTCTTGCTGTAAAATTTATGGCACATCGTCGAGTGTCGGCAACAATGCCTAATCCTACTGATATTTTAGAGGGCAAAGTTAAAGAGATGAAGTCAAAAGAAATTAGTGCTATGTACTCTTTAACTGTGTCTTTGTGCTATGAGCTTAAAGAAGCATGCGACAAGAACGATAAAAAGTTTGATGCCAAAGTAAATAACTTCCTGCGCTTTGCAATGGATAACTTTGAGACTGAGCTAGTTGTTATGGGTATTAAACTTGCTCTTACACAGTATGCTTTGCCTATTGACCCAGATGAAACTGAGTGCTTTGACGAGTTTCATACACGTTATGGTAAGTATATTACTGCCGCTCAACAAGCGTAACCATAAAAGAGTTTGGGCGTTCTCAATAAAAACGTCCATTTTCACTTGACTTTTCCTGTAAAGTAATATATAATACATACATAACAGTTAAAAAGGAATGCAAAATGAGCGTCACAGGCAAGAAAAATTGGCAACCTAAAGAGCTTACTGAAGAACAACTTAGATTGATGCGAGTTGATGTACTTGATCGTATCATTGTAGCTCGTGTTGGATTGCTGTTACGTCATCCATTTTTTGGTAATATGGCAACTCGTTTGCAGATCAAAAGTGCAGATGATTGGTTAGGTACTGCTGCCGTAGACGGACGTAACTTGTATTTTAATACTCAATTCTTTAATGCAATGTCAAACAAAGAAATTGAGTTTGTTATTGCACACGAGATTCTACACTGCGTCTTTGACCACTTAACTCGTAGACAAGACCGTATTCCAAAAATTTATAATATTGCCGCAGACTATATTGTAAATAATTTGCTTGTGCGAGATCGTATTGGTACTAAGCCAACATTTATTGACTGCTACCAAGACTTTAAATACGACAAATGGTCTTCAGAAGACGTATATGACGACATCTTTGAAGACGCTAAGAATAAAGGTGAAGAGTTTCTTAAACAACTTGGCGAACTACTAGACGAGCATATCGACTGGGAAGGTGAAGACGGCAAAGACGGCAAGCCTGGCGGTAGCGGAGCCGACGGTAAAGAAAGCAAAAGCCGTCCTACATATTCTAAAGAAGAACTGAAAAAGATCAAAGACGAGATCAAAGAAAACATGATTTCGGCGGCGCAATCATCAGGTGCAGGTAATACACCAGGCGAAGTACAGCGTATGATCAAAGAGCTTACTGAGCCTAAGATGAACTGGCGCGAAATACTGCGTCAACAAATCCAAAGTACTATACGCAACGATTACACCTTTAGCCGGCCAAGCCGTAAAGGACAAATGACTGGTGCCATTTTGCCAGGAATGAACTTTGATGAAACTATTGATATTTGTATTGCACTTGATATGAGTGGCTCAATCGGTAACGATCAAGCAAAGGACTTCCTAAGCGAAATTAAAGGCATTATGGACGAATACAAAGACTACAACATTAAATTGTGGTGCTTTGATACTAAGGTCTATAACGAGCAAGACTTTAGTGCAGACGGCGGCGATGATTTGTCATCCTACGAAATTATTGGCGGCGGCGGTACTGATTTTGATGCTAACTGGGAGTACATGAAATATAATGATATTCAACCTAAGAAGTTCATTATGTTTACAGATGGATATCCTTGGAATAGCTGGGGTGATGAATCGTATTGCGATACTATCTTTATTATCCATAGTCATAGTGATAAGAACTTGCAGGCACCGTTTGGACTAACAGCACATTACGAGGAAACGGCTTGAAACTAAAAGAAGTCAATGCATTAAACTTTTTTGAAATACGGAGAGCAAATTTACCTGCTCCGCATTTTGAATACATTCTTTTGCCTACAAGATACAACTTAGACCAAAGTCTAGTTAAATGGATAGAACAACATCTTAAAGGTAGATTTTATGTAGGCAAGGCTGTTGCAGTATCTAGTAGCAACAGTATTGAGAACATGACTAAAGTTGGATTTGAGGAAGCTAAAGAAATTTCTTATTTCACTTTGGCGTGTCCGTATTTGAAATACAATTAAATATAATATAAATTACATAACAGGAGAAAAATTATGTCCGAAGAAGTTAAAGAAGCAGCAGCTACCCCCTTAAAAGAAGCAGCAGCTACCTCAGAGCTAACAGTTAATGACTTAACTACAATTAAACAAGTTATTGACGTAGCAAGTCAGCGCGGTGCATTTAAGACAAGCGAAATGGTAGCAGTTGGCACCATTTACAATAAACTAGAATCATTCTTGGCAGCAGTTGCGGCACAACAAGAAGCACCTAAAGGAGAATAACAATGGCTGATACAAAACATGTAGGTCGTATTGCTAAAACTAGAAAAAAATGCGGCGTAGTATATCGAGTAGTACCCGGTGAACCAGAAAACTGTGTCATAGTATTGACTGAAAGTTTAGAAGCAGCTGATCATGACTCGCTTATTAATTTAATTAATTCAGCTACTGCACAAGATGCATACGAACTTGGCGAAGCAATGGCAAGATCACAATTGTCCGATGGTAGTAATATGCTTGCCCGTTTCCACACCACAGGTAGAATGCAAAAAGTTGCTACTAACTTGGTAGAAATGACCCCTAATAACAATGCATCTATTAACTTAGCAGAACTTAATAACATTATTGCCCAACAAAAAGGTGTAACTGTTGCAGATCTTGCACTAGGTGGTGCTAAACCACAAGTAGCAAATACGGGTGTAGCTAATGCAGCTGATGCATATGTTACACCAAGTATGGCAGCAATGGACGAAGCGGTTACAACTAATGATGGTATTTTGGATGACGAAAGTTTAGCTAAACAACTACGCTCGCAAGCTGATGCAATGTTTAAAGAGGCACAGCGGTTACGCAGCGAAGCAGAAGAACTTGCTCCTACCAAAAAAACAACTAAGAAAACTGCCGAGAGTGCCTAAGGGTAAGAAACTTCCACCAGGTGTTGTTGATACATGGCCTGAGGTTTTTAGCGAAATTAATGTTGATGTTGTACCAATTGAATATTTGCACAGCATTAATGTCAAGTTTAAAGATGGAAAGATCTGGGAAATTGATGTTAAAAGATCTCGCGAAAAAAAGAACGTAGACATCGAATTGGCTCTAGAAGAACTATTCGAGCAATACGAAGATGTTATCGATAGTATTGATTTTAGACTAGATACTGAGAAAGTTAAGTACGATATTAAAAAGCGTACAGCATTATTTATGAAGAAGCGTAACTAATCTTTCAGTCAAAGGCATAAATACTAGTAACAATATTATCCAGGAGTTAATAGATGGCCTTACAAGTAAGACGCGGTACTAATACAGAAAGATTAGGAATCACCCCCTTAGCAGGTGAATTAGTATATACAACAGACACAAAACAGCTATACGTAGGTGACGGTTCTACTGCTGGAGGTATTACTAGCATTTCAGGAACAATTGATTCTGTATTAGCTGATACTACTCCGCAACTAGGTGGAACACTAGACTTAAACGGAAACGATATTACTGGAACAGGTAATATTAATATTACTGGTACAATTACTGCCACAGGAAATATTAACCTAGGTGACGGCATTGGTAGTGATATTGTTGTGTTTGGTGGAGCAATTCAAGGTCATCTTGTTCCTGATACTGACATTACTTGGAATTTAGGATCGCCTACTAAACAGTTTAACGAAGCATGGATTAGTCAACTTAATGTAGAAAACCAACTTACTGTTGGCAGAATTAATGGTAATTTAATTGCAGACGATAGTACTGTAGTATTTAACGCCTCAACTGGTCTACTTGCAGCATCGCAACTTACTGGCATTGCTACTATTGATATTAATGGTAGTATATTTGGTGATGATAGTGCAACTCTTGTAGATAGTATAAATTCTCAAATCGTTGGCGATATTAATAATAACCAAGTCACAACTCAAACTATTTTTATTAATCAAGATAGTGTAGATGCAGACGGTATGACATTTACTAATATTTCTGATGGTGCTAGCGGAGGAAATTTTAATTTTAGAGCAAGTAGATCCTCATTGGCTGCTCCGACAGTACTACAAGCAGGTGATGTTTCTATAGACCTTATATCAAGTGGATGGGACGGTACAACATTTAGTCCCAGTGCTATTATTAAAATGGGCACAGACAAATATACAGCGTCTATTGGTACAGGAGTTATGCCAGGTCGCATTTTGTTCCTTACATTCAACGAGGCAGGAACCACTGGCGTAGACAATGCAATGGTATTTAATCGCTTTGGTAATTTAGGTATTGCTACTGATGCTCCTACAGAAAAACTTGATGTTGTTGGAAATATTAAAGCAAGCGGTTCTATACAGCCAGGCGTATATGCTGATACTACGGCTCGTGATGTAGCTCACTCATCTCCAATAAACGGACAGATGATTTATCTTACAGCGACTCATAAATTCCAAGGATATGCTAACGGTGTTTGGGTAGACTTAAACTAATATAGTTTTATCATTTTTTAAAGTATCACCGATTGCTATATTTGGCTTCGGTGATTTTCTTTGAACTAAAAATATCCAAAAACTATTAATATTAAATACTTGCTGTTATAAATACAAGCAAGGACAATTAAATGAATAACTCTATCTTATACTCTACATTAACACGCTTCGGCGATTACTACCCGTTGAAGTTAAAAAACAGAGTAGGAAGTTTAATTGACGATCTTAAGAATAATTTTGAATGGGTGCAATATAATCCTCGTAAAAAAATAGACAGAGAAGGTCTAAGTATTACTAGCTTAGATGGTGGACTATCTGGTAGGCCTGATCTAGACTCGTTATATGAATATTACACTGATACCGGCATTGCACTTAACGAAGCAAATTTTAGTACTAAGACACCAGTTTACGATTATTTTAAAGAATGGTTAGATCCTTTAGAATTGCATTTAGGCAGAACACATGTTATCAGACTAAATCGCGGAGGCTATTTTCCGCCTCATAGAGATAACAGACACTTTAATATAGATTCATTTAGATTGTTTTTACCTTTAAATTATAATAGTGTACAAAACATTTTCCTTTTAGAAAATAAAAAGATGGAATTTGAAAACGGTCAATTATATTTTATCGATACTGCAAAAATGCACACACTGTTTAATACTAGCGATACACCTTTTTACTTTGTTGCAGTTAATGTTATATTAACACAAGAAAGTGTTATCGAAACTTTAAAGTTTTTAACTGGTTAAAGTTTTAGTTCTCCTGTAGCACGGTCGTCTTTTACCCAAGCACTAATAGCTATTCGTGTACTAGTTATACCTATAACATTATGAAACAGTGTTACGTCAATGTTATGCCAAATATTTGTAGGAAACACTACCCTATCAATTTCTTTTGCTTTGTCATCATACCAAACAGTGCTGACGTTGCCGCCTGACTCGATAATATAATTATAACAATTTGTTCTACCATAGTCTTTATGTAGAGGCAAATCGTCTGTAATTAATTGAAATGCAAAATTTGTATCATTATCAAAATAGGGTTTTAAAAATTCTTCAAGTTTGTGTGTAGCAGCATGTAATGTATATTTCCTTGCGTTAACTCCGTTAAACTTATTAGGAATTTTTCTTATTTCATCTTCCGTTAGATCGATAATACTATCTGGAATTTGAGGAAGATTTAAACAATATCTATATAACATTAGTACTATAGGAAAAGTTTTCAAAATCTTCCTCAAAGATGTTTAAAATTAATTTCTCTCTTTCTTCGTTATAATAGTCCAGGTAATTATATTTGGGAGAAATTAGTTCTTTTTGATCTATCTTAAAACCTAGTTTATCTTCTATTTTGGAATATCCATCTTCGTATTTAAAAATATTAGGAACCATGCTGTTTTTGCCGGTTAAATATTTAGTTTGTGAAGTAGTTGATACATAGAAACGGTCATACTTTTTTGTATACAGTTGTTCGAAAGTTAAGTCGGCAAGGGTGTCTTTAAATGTATACATGCTTTTTAAAAACACATAAAAACTTACTGCTCTGATAAATGGATTTCTTACAACAGAAAATACCCATTTGTTTTCTATTAATGGTTCCCAGTAGCTGTACGGATAATGCATAACTTGTCGCCAATCAGTTCCGTTAATTTCTTTACTAAACATATCTTCAGGCATGTACTTTGCATCAGAACAATTTAAGTTTATGCTTTTCTTAATACTCATTCCAGAAGTTTTTGGAATATGAACAAACGCAATGTCTTTTGTGTAAATCATTTATTAAACCAATTCTGATCCCATGTAACTCTTTTTAATTTACGTATACCAGTAAATGCAGCTCTATAGTGTATAGTACTCCAATTGTCGTATACAACTAAATCTCCTATATTCCAATCATGAGTGTATATTGTATCGTCACTCATCATCTTATTAATTACATTATTTCTGATCCACTGTTTGTAATCCGTGCCTTCTTCAATTCCTTCTATCCACTGTGTAAATAATTCATCAGCTACTAATCCGTAATCATTATGTTTTGGATGCCATTGTATTGCCGGTCTTCTAACATAACAATCCCAAGGTGTTTGGTAAGGTGCCTTGCATAAAGCAGTAGCAGATTTTAAAAATTCTCTTATAGAATTATCAATTAAATGCAAACCTTGAATAGTATCAATAAACGTTGTGCCGGCAGGTTCTCCTTCTAGTTCAACAGCATATAAAATTCTATTAGGCAGTAATTGTGAAGGGAAATGTGTAAGATCAATATGCCAGGGGATAATCCCAGACTTTAACAATCCATCTTCACTTACTGTTTCAACAAAGTTGTCTTCATGACCACTATCTACGCTTTGTTGTAGGCCGCTATATTTTTCTTTCGAATTGTCCCAGACTTTCCCAAAAATACTACAGAAATTCTTTAGTTGTGTGTTGTTTAAAGATTGATTTTTAAAGATTATTACTTTTCGTTTAGCAAACAAATTGTATACTTTTGTTTTTTCTAATATAGTTAAGGCAGCGCAATCTACATTAAAGACTTCACTTACCCAGTTATTTTTAATATTATTAATTTTCATTATACAACTTCTGCTGCTACAAAATACAATCGCAATTTATCTTTTAACTGATGTATTTTTCTAAAATGATTAAAATCAATATCTGGATAAACTTGCCTAAGTTCTTTTACTGCAAGTTCTTTGTTATCATATATATCTATCAGTTCGTTTCCTCTAAACACAAACTTAGTAACAAAATTAACAAGATATAAGGTTTCTACTTTAGTTATAGGTTCTGGTTTAGCTATTGTGTTCCATACTGCATATCTAAACTGTTCTAATAAATCTTTCCAAAACGGCATCTTACCAGTATCTATAGCAGTAATAAAATCGCTATATTGCTCTTTAGCTGTTTTATTAGATGCTAACATCCATTTCCTTGCTACCTTGGCATTATACAATGTATTAAACCAAAACCACACATCATAAATCTTCATAAGTTCTTTACTATCAAATGTAAAGCACTCGTATATAAACTCTAGTGTTTGGTATTCAGTAGGGTCGTCAAACTTACAAGTAGTTGTAACTGTTTCCCCGTTAATTCTTTTATTGTGATATTCTTTACTTTTTATATGATCAAGCTCATATGGAACCAATACCTTCTTAGTTTTTATTTTATACTTTTCTTGATACTCAGGCGATGCCATCGGAGTGTTAGGTACTACATATAATGTAAAACTTTTTTGATGATTTATGCCTAAATCCATATTTGTTTGAATTGTTTGTAACCAGCGTTCTTGATTGTCGCCCGGCATACCAATTATCATTTCAGCATCTACTTGTACACCATCTGCTTTAAAACGCTCCATCATAGGAAATAACTTTGTGTTATCTATATTAGAACGCTGCACAGTGTCAAGTGTTGTTTGGTCATGACTTTGAAAACTTAGCTTAATGTATTTTCTTCCGTGATATGCATTGAAATGATCATGCATCATTCTCATAATTTCTTCTACATACTTAGTGCCATTTTTTGCAAAGCCGCCCATAGTAAGATTGATATCATTTACACGGTTCTTTTTTTCGTCAATCAGATGTTGTGTATATTCTACATCTTTTGGAAATATTCCAAAGTTCGAGTCTGCTATGTATATATTGTTAACAGACTCTTTTCTCATAATATAAGAAATAGTATCTTTAACTAATTGAGGATCTGCTTTTATAATTTTACTACGAGTCATACCTCCCCAATCACAGAATGCACACGCATACGGACATCCTCTGTTAGTCTCAAAAATTGCACTAATACTACCTGCTTCTTTTTCAAAAATATTTTCAAATATGCCATCTAGGTAGGGACTTGGGATATCAATCTTAGTAATCTGATATCTATCCTCTACTACATTATTCTCAACGTGTGTAAATGTACCTTTTACATTATGTAATCCAGTGTTAGGATATTGTAGAAGAAAGTTTTTAAAATTTTCTTCTCCGGGGCCACAAAAAAATATATCTACAAAATCTCTAACTTTAGCGTATTCTTTTGCAGCTCTAGGATCTTCTGGAACATTAACTCCGCCGTAAATTACAAGACCGTTAGGATTGTACTGCTTATATAATTTTGCAATCCTATCATTATAATTTTGATTCCACACCCAATTTGTCAAACCTAATATATCTGCTTTTTTAAGATTATTATGAAAGTCTGCGTTGTCTAAACTCTTACTTCTATATTCAGGTTCCATGAACTCATATAAATCATTAATACGACTATCTTTTTTAGCGTAACTAATAAGACATCCGACAGGATACGGTATCCACTCAAAAGAACTAAAAGAAATTGAACCTAGCAAGATTTGTGTTTTCATTTTAATAAATTACCAATATTCAATATCTATAATAGTTTCAGTGTGTACCGTCTACTAACAAACTTTCTTTGTTTGGCAGATTGTTGTAGTCTATTCCAAATAATAAAACGACACGAATACTATCTGTTGGGTTAATTACTCTGTGCAACCAACCTGTATTAACAAAGTATGCTTCGCCTAATTTCATATCTAAACTAACTTCTTCTATTTTTGTTTTCCACTGAAACAAACTTCCTGTTGTTTGAGCCGGTATTTGCACACGACACAGTACACTTGTATCAGTGTCTATGTGATAGTTTAACTCATTACCACCATGCATAACGCTTATACGGGTCCTATAGGGCTGTACAAATGCTGTTGTAAGATAGTTTTCTATAGCAATAGTGCTTATATCATTCCGCCAATGTAGATAGTTCCTTTCATCAATTGTATTTTCTGCCGTACTTTCTTGAAGTATAATTTGCTTATATGTTTCGCTTGATGTGAATACATTCTTTACATCACAGTGTTGCGAAAGTTGATAATTGTCCCCGCCTAAATCATTACCTGTATAGCTAGTTGCAATTTGTAATATTTCATTAATTACTGCTTGCGGTACAGTGTCAGTGACAATACCGTGAGTTAGCATTTCATGTCTGCGCGGTCCTGTGCCGTTTACTCTGCTCCTCCTGGAGGCTTTTATTAAACATGACTCACGCATTAATCAGTCCTAATTACTCTTATAAACCAAGCAGTAGGATCCAATTGCCACCACGTCTGTCCAATTCTATAGTCGCCGCCTCGTTTATGATGGTTAGCATGCCAGCCTTCGCCTGCTGTTAATATATTACCTACCCAGGTGTTATTAGGTTTGCCGTCGCGATGACCCAACACATTTAGTAATCCGTAACCATGGAATGCAAATACCACAGGCAGCGCATAACCAAATACCATAAACAGCGGATCGATTAGTGTAAACACAACAATAATAGCAATATTAAGTTTAAAATAATTAGTGTAAAACCATCGTAACAGTTTATCACTCAATAGGCGTTTAATAAATCGACGTTTGATTTTAAAATCGTATCCCCATGTGTTTACATAAACTGCAAACCAGCCCTTGCGGGTATAGCTATGAGGATCATCTTCAGTGTCGCTGTATGCATGATGCTGGCGGTGTGTTCCTGTCCAAGTCATTGCAGGTCCTGCACCACTAAATATTCCTAATACATTAACTGCATAATCATACCATCGTCCAGCACTAAAGGATTTATGACTATAGTATCTATGGTAGCCACCACTAATAGCAACGATTGCAATTATATACCACCATGCAAAAGCTGCAAGGAACATCCACCACTCGCCGTACATAAATGCAGGTATCAGCATTAAATGACTAAAAGTATGATTAATTAATAGCTTTGTTGTATTTTCCATATTATATCGTTGCCCTTTATACTATGTACTTATCTATAACTTAGCCTTCCATTCATTAATAGTGATACTAGGAAGATTGATGGATTCACCTGTAAAAATAACATTCTGCCAACAATTTTTATCTTCTACTTCTTGACAAGTTTGTACCATATTAGGATGAAGTTTCCAACTTCCGCCAACTTTATTCATAACTTTTGTAAGAACTTTTCGTCGACTAATGCCCTGCGTAGAAATAAACAGTGTTTTGTAATCTGTTAAATGTTCTAGTTGTTTATCTAACAAGTACATTGCAGGAGTTTTTTTATTATGTTCGTATGCTAGGTGGGTTCTTCTATAAACGGGATTATAGTATGTGCGGGTCAGGAGTCTATAGCAGCCTGGGTAGAACTCTTGTATTGTTGCAAACGCAATTAGCTCGTTATTGTTTACAAGAAAGAACCATTCTTTAAATCGAGTTTTATATATTTGCGGTATACGCAGAAACCAATCTCGATTTCTATTATCACCGATAAAATTTTGTTCACTAAATGTTTTTAATTCCTGCATGAATCTGTCTTCGCCAAATTGTTCTAGTGTTAATACTTCCATATTCGTGTCTTGACTTTTCTTTATTATGATAGTATAATTATACTATGTATGATACAATTCGTCAACCTAAATTAAAAGGAACAGTTTATGATTAATATTGTAGTTTCAAGTAAACCAGTTGACGGGCTGTTATACTACAGCTATGAATATTGTGATATGCTTAACAATGCAGGCTATCCTGCACGAGTTGTTATTATTTGTCACAGACATTATAATCAGACTGACTATATAAATTCTATCACACGCAAATACATTCATTGTAATCGTTTGTTTTTAGATACATATGTGCCTTCAGATAATGATGTTACACTTATTATGGGCAGAAGTATGATGACCTTAAGCTGGCAAAGTTTTAACGATTATAGTTTAGTGCAACAGCTATCATTGCGCAGATTATTCAGCGACAAAGTTATAAGTGTATACAGCGAAAATCATCCTACAGAATATCCCGACGCTGTTAAGTTTTATAATCCAAAACAAATAGTTGATCTTTGCGATACCGAAGTCTATCCTAACGGAGTAGGTGAACATTTTGAAAAGACTATTAATTTTAGTATCTACAAACCGCATATTAACGACATCAAATTTAAACATTTGTT